AAGATAAGATAAGATGTAAAAAAAAATATAAAAAAAGTTGCTATGTTTTGTAATTTGTATTATAAATATATTTATATTTGAATAAATAATTAATACTAAAGATATGGACTTTATTAAAAAGATTAAAAAAGCAGCAGAATTAAACAACTTAAATGTAAGAATTACATCAGCAAAAAAATGGTTTTATTTTTATGGTATAGGAGCACACACTAGAAATAGGGTTAAGCCTTATAAAATTATAGTAGGAGACTCTGATAAGTTATTTAAAAGTCTTTGTGTTCATTTAATACAATCTAGAAAAGGTGCTGAAGGGTACACGTTTTCTTCAGACGGTGTAGATTCTAGAACAACATTTATAGATGGTAATTACAAAATTGTGATAAGCAATATAATAAACACAAAGACTAGACATATTATTTTAATTTACAAAAACAAATAAACTAAACACTAAACAACTAAATTAAGAGCTACTTTAACAGGTAGCTTTTTTTTTGTGCTTAAAGTTTTTTAAATTTGTATATAACACTTTGCTAAAAAATTTACATTATATATATGAAGATTAAGTTAAACGTTCCTGAGAATTTAAGCGAGATAACGAGTTTGGTTTTATACCTAAGCTAGATGAAATGACATTCGGAGAGTATATAGACCTAGACAGCTATCTTGCTAACTGGCAACTAATGGACTCAGCTATGGCTGTATTATTTAGACCTGTAGTTTACAAGCGTAAAGATAAATACTTAATTGAAGATTATGTTAGTAGTGAGAAGTACGATTTAAGTCAAATGCCTTTAGATGTTGTTATGGGTAGCTTAGTTTTTTTTTGCAATTTAAAGAGCGAATTATTGAAACATATATTGAGCTATTTGAAAACTCAGGAAGTAGTGGACATTCCACAAAACTTGAAATCAATCCATTTACGGACTATCACAGGGAGATATTAGAAAACTAAACGAGGTAACAAGCACTAAGCTACATACTTGCTTGACTATGTTAGCATTTGAAAAAGATAAAATGGAAGTAGAACGACAATTAGTAAAGAATGCAAAGAGATGAAATAATAGAACAGCTAGTTACTAGAAAGCTATTTGGTGAGTCAGAGACATTAGTCTTAACTGACGGATTAGAAGAAGCGTTTATAGGTGTTACTGCAACAATGCCAACAAGAGCTATCTATTCTTTTTGGAAGTGCTTAGACATAATATTAAATGCAGACGATTCTATGGACTTTAACGAAGCGTTAGACTACTTAGAAAAGCTAAGTAAAGAAGATGTAGGAGAACACTCTCCTTTATATATAAAATTGATATGAGAAGTTTTTATAGAGTAATAGACCAAATTAAACAAGCAGTTAGTTCTGAGCCTTTTAACAACCAAGTAACGTTTGGAGATATTGCAGACATTGATTTAAGAAAGCAATCTATGTTTCCGCTTTCACACATTACAGTTAACAGTGCAACTATAACAGACAATTTAGTGCAACACAATATGACTGTATTTTTTATGGACTTAGTAGACGTTAGCAATGCTGAAGATGAGAGCTATTTCTTAGGCAATGACAATACTCAAGACATCTTAAACACACAGTTAGCTTTAGCTACTAGAGTAATTCAGTTACTTAGAAAAGGAGACTTATATCGTCAAGAGTTTGAAATAGAAGGGGACGCAACTTGTGAGCCTTTTACAGAACGATTTGAAAACAGACTAGCTGGCTGGGCGGTAACGTTTACAATAAACACTAAAACAGATATGACAATTTGTTAAGATGGGAGAGTTTGAGAAGGCATTAAACAAGTACGCTAAGTATGTTATACAACAGGCTAGAAGTAATTTAACTAGAAGTAAACAAAACTCTAGTAAAGAGTTATACAATAGCTTGAGCTATAAAGTGAATAAAAAAAGCGTCTTGTTTGATATGCTTGATTATGGTTCTTTTCAAGACGAAGGTGTAAAAGGGAAGAAGTCTACTTATCCTGAAAGTTCATCTTCACCATTTAAGTATAAAAACAAAATGCCACCTAGCTCAGTATTTGACAAGTGGAGTATTAGAAGAGGTATAGCGCCAAGAGACAAGCAAGGTAGGTTTATAAACAGAAAGAGTTTAAACTACTTACTAGCTAGAAGCATATACAATAAAGGAATTAGAGCTACAATGTTTTTTACAAAGCCTTTTGAAGCAGGACTTGACAAGTATAGTGATGATATAGTCTTAGGCTTTATAGACGATAATTTAAAATTAGAATAAATGAGCACTTTAACATTAACAAGAACACCTAGATATATAAGAACAGCCACCCTAGCAAGTGCTACAAAGTTTCAATTAGAGCTATATATTTTCACAGGTGTAATAGGAGACAAACCAGCCACAGCTACTTACACATTAGAGAAAGATATTATCAATAGTGCTACTCAAGTAACATTTGAAATAAACGAACTAGTAAGGGACTATTACGAACAAGCAGTAGGTACAACTTCTAGCGCTGGTGCTGTTCTTTGGGTTATTGCTGATGTTACAGGCTTTACTGATACAAGTGTAGGTTCAACAGTAAGCACTACTTTTCTAGGCTTTGATGGTTATAACTACTTTCAAAACACTACAGGAACTATAAACGCTACTTACATTCTACCTACTTTAGTAAGTTCAAGCAGTATTCAAGTATTAAGCACAGAGTATGCACAGATTCCTGTTAATGCAGAAATAGCAGAGACAGTAAACTTCAAGCTAAATGGAGCGACTGTAAGCACACATTCTATTACAGACAATGGTAACACTAACCAAAAGATACAATATATCACTACAACCGCTTTAAACGTTGACGCTGTGGACGTTGTTTATGATTCAGGAAATAAAACAGAGACTAAAACCATTGAAGTAGTAGAAGAGTGCAAACATACAGTTAGCAAATTAGTTTTTATTAATAGATTTGGAGCACAGCAAAATTTATATTTCTTTAAAAAGTCAGTTGAGAACCTACAAGTAAATAAAGATAATTTCAATAGAAATATTTTAGATGAGACTTTGCCATACACAACAAATCAAAATCTAACAGAACACCAAGACAAGAGATTTAACATTATAGCAAATGAGACTATAACGCTTAACTCTGGCTTTGTGCCTGAGTCTATGAATGAGACTTTTAAAGAGCTATTGCTTAGTCAGTATGTTTGGATGGTTCGTAGTGGTGAGACTTTGCCAATGAATGTAGAAGAGTCTAGCTTTACATATAAGACAGGATTAAACGATAGATTAATTAATTACACTATCAATCTAAAATATGCTTTTGATACTATTAACAATGTTCGATAAATGCAAGAATTAATAATATATATCAAACCTCAACAAAGAGACAAAATAGCTCAAGACTATGTTAAAGTAGATTTGTTAAATGACGAGAATATTAGCTTAACTCAAGTTATACAAGACATCAGAGACATAGACAAAGTGTTTACAGACTACAGCAGAACGTTTAACTTGCCAGCTAGTGAGATTAACAACAAACTATTTAAACATTGGTATAATCCCGACATACAAGGTTTTGACGCTAACATTCAGAGTGAAGCTAAAATAGAATTAAACTACCAAGCATTTAGAGAGGGTAAAGTAAAACTTCAAGAGGTTACTATGAAGGACAATAGACCTCATACTTACAAGATTACTTTCTTTGGTAAGACTGTAAGCCTTAATAATTTGTTTGGAGAAGATAAGCTAAATAATTTAGTTTGGATTGATAACTTCAAGCTACCAGCATTAACAGCAAACGTGCTTACAGGATTGCAAACAGGACACAATATTACAGTTGATAGTGTTACTTATAACAATGCTATTATCTACCCTTTGTTAGCACATAGTCAAAGATATATATATGACGCTACAGCTAATTTATCTAACGCAGGCAATTTATCTATTAGTTCAACTAACAACACTCAAAGAGGTGTATTGCCTGAAGATTTAAAACCAGCAATAAAAGCTAGTTTAATTATTAAAGCAATAGAAAAGCAGTATAATATTAATTTTAAATCAAATGAATTTTTTGATACTATTGATTTTAGTAATTTATACTTATGGTTGCATAGAGACAAAGGTAAGATAGAGACAGAGAATAGTATTGTAGTTGATAGTGCTTCTTTTAGTTGTGTAAGTGCAGGCAATAGTATTAGGCACGACCCTTTGCAAACTCTTTGCAATGTTTATACAAACTCACCAACAGAATTTACAAACGGAGTTTATAAAGTAACTAAAAATGTTTACACTCCTGCTGGCTCTACATTATTACAAGAAAATAACTATTTTACTTTTGCAGTTGAGGTAACACCAAACACAGGCTTTACATCAGTGCCTTATAACATATTAATTTATGACGCATTAACAGGCGAACAACTTTCTTTTAGTGCTGAAGTAGGCACAGGCACAAACTCAGTTTTATTAGACACTCCTACAAGTCCTATGGCAATAGGTCAGACTAAAAATATTACTTGTAAAATTATAAGTCAAGTAGCTTTTGAATTTGGAATAGATATAACAGTTGGTCAATCTATATATTTAGCTGCTTCATTAATAGCAGAAACTTGTGAGTTTAATTCTGCTGCTTCAAATATAGCTGTAACAATAGAAGATATAAGACCGACAGAGCAAGTGCCTGACATTAAAGTAATAGACTTTTTAAAAGGTATTTTTAAGATGTTTAACTTAACTGCTTTTTTAAATTCAAACGATGAAATAGTAGTTAAAAACTTAAATACTTTTTATAGTGATAGCACAACAACACACGATTTAAGTAAATACATAATTAAAGACAATCATACAGTAGGCGAAGCATTACCTTTTAGTAATATTAAGTTTGATTATCCAGACCCTAAGACAAAACTAGCACAAGCGTTTTATAATATTAATAATGTTGAATATGGAAGTCTAAACTATATTGCAGACGCTAGTCAAGGCAGTAAATATGAAGTATTGCCACCGTTTGAGCATATGCTATTTGAAAGGCTTTCTGATGGAACTACAGCGGTTAACACAGACGTACAATATGGCTTATCTGTTGATGACAACGATAATTCTGTTATTACTGCGCCTTTGCTTTTTTATGGCATTTATAATACAGGTATAAGCACACCTATTAATTATGTAGATACTACAAGACCTGAAGGAGGGGGTTTAGCTACTGCTGGAACTAGAACAATATTAACAAATTATTGGATGCCACATAACGCAAACGAGTTAGGAAGTACTTCAACAGCGCCAGCATTTAATCTTAACTTTGGTAGTGAGATAAACAGCTACACACTTACAGACTATGGTGGAGATAATAATAGCTTATTTCAGAATTATTATCAAGAATATATTCAAAGAGTATTTAACACTAAAACAAGAATCTTTAAATTTAAAGCAGTATTACCTTTGAAATTTTTGTTAACTTATAGTTTAGCTGATAGAATATATATTGCAGGCAGAGCATTTACAATTAATAAAATAACAACAGATTTACAAACAGGTAGAAGTATGTTAGAGCTATTAAATGAGCCGCCAAAACTAACACAAGAAACAAAAATAACAGAGTCAGGAATTACTAAAATAACTGAAGCAGAAGAAACAAAAATAACAGAATAAAAAATAAAATTATGGCAGGAAAAATTTCACAAGCAACACCAATAACCACTTTAGCAAATGGTGATTTATTAGACGTTTCACAAGATATAGGTGGTGGTGCTTATGCAACTAAGTCTATAAGCTATCAAAATTTAATTGCACAATTAAATAGCGTTATAGCTGATAATAGATTATTTGGTCTATATGCTCAGACGGTACAAAGTGCAACGGTTACAAACACTACTACTGAGACAACTGTTGTAGGTGCTGGTGTTGGTAGCTTATCAGTACCAGCAGATACTTTTGTAGTTGGTGATAGTTATCATGGTAAAGTGGGTGGCATTATTTCAGCTCAAAATGGAGATTCAATAGAAGTACATATTAAGTCAGGTTCTACTGTTTTAGCAAGTACTGGAACTATATCTTTAGAAGCAGTAACTGCTTTAGGGTGGGAACTTGAATTAGATTTTACTATTGCTGCTATTGGTGCTACTGGCTCAATGTGTACGAATGGTAATTTTGCTTATAATAGAAATACTGGCAGTTTAGAAGGTTTTGTTTTTCAAGATGTAGAAGTTATTGATACAACAGTTAGCAACACTTTAGATATAACTGTTACTTGGGGACAAGCTAAAACACAAGACGAAATATATAGCGCTAATTTTGTTCTTTATAAAACGTATTAAATGAAAACAATAATAGAAGCATTAGAGTTTATAAAAGAGATTAAAGCATACGACAAAAACATAGTCATTGCTTTGGGAGTTAATAAACTTGCATTAACAATTAAAGAGGGGTTTTATATAAAAAAATTAGAAGATGAAGCAAGTAAACTATAAAATAAATGTAGACACTAAAAACGCTGAGAAAAACGTAGAGTCTCTTAATAAACAAGTTGACAAAACAGCTAAATCAAGCAAACAGGCAGAAGGTAGCTTAGAGGGTGTTAGTAGTGTTGCTGACAAGGCTACAGGCGGTATGATTAGTGGCTTTACTGGCGCTGTTAAATCAATTAAGGCGGTTAATCTAGGTTTTAAATCTATGAAATTCGCTATTATTTCTACAGGTATTGGTGCGTTGGTTGTTGTTTTAGGTTCGTTGGCGGCTGCGTTTGCTAGTAGTGAAGAGGGACAAAACAAGTTTAATAAATTATCTACTATAATGGGCGCTATAGTTGGTAACTTAGTAGACAAATTAGCAGACTTAGGAGAGCTATTAATAAAAGCCTTTGAACAACCACAAGTAGCAGTTAAAAAATTAGGAGACTTAATAAAAGAAAACTTACAAAATAGGCTAGAAGGATTAACAAACCTAATACCAACTATTGCTAAGTCTATAAAATTATTGTTTGAAGGTGAGTTTAAAGCAGCGGCAACAGTTGCGGCAGATTCAGCAGGGCAAATAATTTGGGGTGTTGAAAGCATTACAGAAAGTTTAGGAGACGCTAAAGACGCTGTTACAGAATTTATAGACGAGCAAATAGAAGAAAGTAATTTAGCGGCAAAGGTTGCAGATATGAGAGCCAAAGCCGACAAGATAGAGCGTAAATTATTAGTAGATAGGTCAAAACTAGAAAGCGACATAGCACTATTAAGGTTAAAGGCTAGGCAAGAAAATGAGTTCTCAGCAGAAGAAAGAAAACAAGCACTTTTAGACGCTCAGGTTTTAGAGGATGAATTATTAGACAGAGAAACTAAAGCACTTCAATTAAGGGCAGCAGCACAAACTCAAGAAAATAAATTTAGTAGAAGTAACAAAGAAAACTTAGACAAAGAAGCAGAAGCAAGGGCAGCGGTTAATAGACAGGTAGCAAGAAGGGCAAACGTAGCTAGAACGCTTCAAAGAGAATTAAACACTATTAACAATCAAATACTAGCAGAATCTAAAGCGTTAGCAGTAGAAGAACAAAAGCTAATAGAAGATAGAATTAAACAAGAAGATGAGTTATTTAAGTTTTTAAGTGAAGCACAAGCGACAGCACAAGAAAAAGAAATAATGGCTTTAGTTGCTAAGTATGACAAAGCCTTTGAACTTGCACAAGGAAACGCACAAGCAGAGCTAGAATTAGAACAAGCACAAAAAGACCAACTAGCAGAAATAAACGAAAAGTATAGACAAGAGCAAGAAAAACAAAATCTAGAATCTTCTAAAAAAGAAGCAGAAGATAAAGCTAAACTAGAGAGCCAAAAAATAGACGGAGTTAGAAACACACTAACAACTATTTCTAATTTAGCTCAGCTCTTTGCTGGTGAAAGCGAAGAACAGCAAAAGAAAGCGTTTAAGGTACAAAAAGCGGTTAGCACAGCACAAGCATTAATAGACACTTATCAAAGTGCTACATCCGCTTTTAAATCGTTAGCAGGCATTCCTGTAGTTGGGCCAGCGTTAGGAGCAGCAGCGGCAGCAGCAGCAGTTACAGCAGGACTTTTAAATGTCAAGCAAATACAAGCACAACAGTTTCAAGGTGGTTCAGGTGGTTCAAATGCTTCTACTCAGACTCCTAATTTTTCAGCAGGCATAACATCTCAAGCGCCAGACTTTAACGTAGTAGGTCAAAGTGGTTTTAACCAAGTAGCACAAGCATTAGGAGAACAAAACAACACACCAATTCAGGCTTATGTAGTTAGTGGCAATGTTACAACAGCACAAGCATTAGAAAACAATATAATAGAGACAGCAACCTTTTAAATAAAAAAAAGATGGAAAATAAAATGGAAATAATAGAACTTCTACTTGACGAAGAAAATGATGTTACAGGCATAGAAGCGGTTAGCATAGTAGAAGCACCAGCTATAGAGTCTGACTTTGTAGCTCTTAACAGTCAAGAAGTGCAACTAGCACAAGTAGACAAAGAGAAAAAAATACTAATGGGAGCAGCATTGATTCCTAACAAACCTATCTACAGAAAGCAAGAGGATAAAGAATACTACGTTTATTTTTCTGCTGAGACAGTACGTAAAGCTAGTGAGTTATTCTTTAAGAATGGCAATCAAAACAACGCAACCTTAGAGCATAAATTAGCAATAAACGACTTAACAGTTGTAGAGTCTTGGATAGTAGAGAACAAAGAAAAAGATAAGTCTGCTTTATATGGCTTAGAAGTGCCACAAGGTACTTGGATGATTTCAATGAAAGTAAACAACGAGAAAATTTGGAATGAGTTCGTAAAGACTAACAAGGTTAAAGGCTTTAGCATAGAAGGCTATTTTGCTGATAGAGCTAAACTAGACGCTAGTGCTGTTAAAGTTGACATAGACGAAGAAAACGCTAAGCAAAAGCTACAAGAAATAAAAGACTTGTTTGCTGAAAAAAAAAGCATAAACTAGAGAGTTATGCAGACTATCCTAAAGCAGTAAGCAATAATGCTAAAAGAGGTATTGACTTAAACGAAAAAGTTAATAATAAATGTGCTACTCAAGTAGGTAAAGTAAGAGCGCAACAATTAGCAAAAGGAGAAGCTATAAGCGTAGATACTATAAAAAGAATGTATAGCTATTTGTCAAGAGCTGGCGAGTATTATAAAGAAGGAGATACAAAAGCCTGTGGAACTATTTCTTATTTATTGTGGGGTGGTAAAGCAGGTCTTAGATGGAGTGCAAGCAAACTTAAAGAACTAGGAGAAATAGATTTAGCTTCAATGGTTATAGATGAAGATTTTGCTATAATAGACGATAGGTTAGCTTATAGCACACAGGAGAAAGCAGAAGAGATAGCTATGAACATAGGTTGCAAAGGTTTTCACACTCACGAATTTGAAAATAAAACTTGGTATATGCCTTGTGAAAAACACATTAAAGATGAAATGTATAAATCTAAATGTCCTACAGGCTACAAGAAAAATAAAGAAGGTAGATGTGTAAAAAAATAAAATTAATATAATGAAAAATAAAAGAAGAGATAGAAAATTTGAAACACCTAGCAAGACTTCGCCTACTGGTGGTCGTAGAGGTTGTTTATGTAAAGATGGTAAAAGCTATAGTAGTAAGTGCTGTGATGGTACAATACACGCTCAAGGAATAGGTAAAACACAAGCATAAAAAAAGCCACCTTTTACAGTGGTTTTAAATTTTTAAAGTGTGAGTTAAAAATTTCTCAAATGTTATTTTCTTGTTATAAGAAAAAAGAGCAATATACTGACCATATTGCTCTTTTCTTTGTTGTTTAGTTAACAGCTTACTTGCTTTCATATTATCTTATAATATTGCTGTGAATTTGTGTGCCTCCCTCAGACACATAAAAAAGGTATTTTTCATTTGAAAAATCTTTTACTTGATTTTTAACTTCTTGTTCAATCATTTCTTCAGTAAAAAACATTGAAGATGGAGTTACTTGAAAATTAATAGTTTTAGCATTTGTCTTGTTAATAATTGTAAAGTTGTAAGTTTTCATAGTTGTAATTTTTAGTGTTTTTGTTTGTTTGTTGATACAAATATATGTAAATATATTTATACTGCAAATGTTTTTACACTTTTTTTTAATTTTTTTTTGTTTTTACCTGTAAATAATGCTTTGGGTATAACACTTTAGCGTTTTTTTTACATTAGTAGTATAGAATTATATTTAATAATATGAAAGCGACAGAAATTATAAACAAAATTAAAGGCATAGTAGGCGTAGAGTTAGCAGAAGAGTCTGTTAAGTTAGCTGAAGTAAAGCTAGAGAATGGTACTATATTAGTAGCAGAAGAGTTTGAGTCAGGTCAAGCAATATTTATAAAAACAGAAGAAGAGCAAATCGCTCTACCTGCTGGAGATTACGCCCTAGAAGATGGAAGATTATTAGTAGTTAAGGAAGAAGGCTTAATAGCTGAGATTAAAGAAGTAGAAGCAGAAGAAAAAGAAGAGGTAGAAGAGACAGAAGAAGTTGAAGCGTCTAAAGAAGAAGTTCAATTTGTAAGTGTAGAACAGTTTAATACTACTATTGATGAACTTAAAGCACTAATAACAGAGCTAAAAGGTAACACTGAGTTATCAGAAGAAGAAATTAAAGAGGAGACTACTGAACTATCTGAAGAAGTAAAAGAAGAAGTTCAAGAAGTTGAATTAGCTACTGCAAAAGAAGAAGTAGCAGAACCGATTAAACACAATCCTGAAAATAATGAGAAAGTTAACGTAGGTAGAAAAATTTCACCTAAGAAACAAAACACTATTATGGACAGCGTTTTTTCAAAAATTAGTAATAAAAATAATAATAAATAAAAACAAATAAAGATGGCTAATACTGTTACAGGAAGTACTTATGCTGGTGAGTTTGCAGGTGATTATGTTGCAGCGGCTCTATTAAGTGCTCCAACACTAGAAAAAGGTTTAATTACTGTTTTACCTAACATTCACTACAAAAGAGTGATGAAAAAAATCAGTACTACTGGAAGCGTTTTAGTAGATGCGACTTGTGATTTTGACCACAATATGGACGTAGATGTGGCTGAAAGAGTTTTAACTTTAAAAGAAGTTCAAGCTAATGTTCAGTTATGTACTAAAGACTACAGACAAGATTGGATTGGCGCACAAGCAGGTTATTCTGCTTATGATGATTTACCAGCTAACTTCAAAGATTTTATGATTGGACACGTTGCTGGAATGGTAGCTGCTAAGATTGAGACTAACATTTGGGAAGGTGCTGTTGGTTCTTCAGGACAGTTTGACGGTTTAGTAACTCTTGCTTTAGCTGACGCTTCAGTAATTGATGTTGCTTCTCACGCTGCAGTTGATAGCTCAAACGTAATTGCTAAATTAGGTTCTATTGTTGACGCTATTCCTTCAACTCTTTATGGTTCTGAGAGCCTTAAAATTTATGTTTCTCAAAACATTGCTAAAGCATATGTAAGAGCATTAGGTGGCTTTGTTGCTACAATCGGAGCAAATGGAACTGATAACAAAGGGACTCAATGGTATGCTAACGGAGCACTTTCTTTTGATGGTATTCCTGTAGTAGTTGCTAACGGTCTTAATGACGATACAGCAATGGCTGCTGAAAGCACTAACTTATTCTTCGGGTGTGGTTTACTTTCAGATGTTAACCAAGAGGTTAAGTATATAGATATGTCAGAAATTGATGGTTCACAAAATTCAAGAATCATTATGAGAATGAGTGCTGGTGTTCAGTACGCTATCGGTTCTGATATTGTATTATACCACGCATAATATAATTAACTAGGGGAGTGTAAAGCCTCCCCTTTAGTATTAACTTAATTGCTTATAAATCAAGCAGTTATAAAAAAAAATAAAAATGGCTTGTGATTTAAGTTTGGGGCGGAAAGTCCCGTGTAAAGATGTAGTAGGGGGAATCAATAAAGTTTACTTTGTAGATTTTGGAGATTTAGGAACTGTTACACAGACAGATGATGAAATAACAGACTTAACTGGAACTTTTAATGCTTACGAATATGATGTTAAAGGAGCTAGTTCATTAGAACAAACTATTAACTCTTCTAGAGAAAACGGAACGACATTCTTTGAGCAAGCACTAACATTATCTTTAAATAAACTAAGTAAAGAAGATAACAAAGAAATTAAATTAATGGCTTTTGGTAGACCTCACATTTGTGTTGTTGATTACAACGGTAATGCAATGCTAGTAGGTTTAGAGCACGGAGCAGACGTAACAGGTGGAACAATAGCTACAGGGGCGGCAATGGGAGATATGAGCGGTTACACTCTTAACTTTACAGGACAAGAGTTAAAGCCTGCTAATTTCATTGCTGGAGCTACTGCTGCTGACCCATTCGCAGGAATGAGTTCTGCAAATGTTACAATAGTATTAGGCACTAATTCATAGTTTGTGTGATTCAATATATAATGTTTAGTTTTAAGGGAAGGTTACAAAAAGTTTCCTTCCCTTTTTTATTTTAAAAAAAAATGCAAGTATTATCAACAAGTGGGACTAGAATTATTAACTTTACAACTAGGGAAGAAATCTCTGGCAGTAAAACCTATTCACTAGTGATAAAATCTGAAGAACAAAACAAAGTTATTTTTACTGATTCTAACGCAACTTTAACCGCTGTAGACTATTATTACACTTACAGCACGACTCAAGCGCTTACAGAAGCTAATTTTTATACCTACGAGATTAGAAACACTACCGACAATACGCTAATATATAGAGACAAGATATTTGCAACAGACCAAACAGTTAGCACTTTTAACATAAGTAACAATGTTTATACTGAAAGTTCAACAGGTGATAACGAATACATATTTGCATAATGGACAATATACACTTAATACAACTTAATAGCTACGAAAGACCTACTATAACTGAAGAAAAGAATCAGCAATGGGTAGGTATTGGAGACAATAACGACTATTATCAGTGTCTTATAGACGCTTTTATGGACTCTACGACTAATAACGCTGTTATTAATGGTATTGTAAACCAAATCTACGGTAAAGGCTTAGACGCTACAGACAGCAACAGAAAGCCTGAGCAGTACGCACAAATGAAAGGTTTGTTAAAGCCTAAAGATTTAAGAAGAGTTTGTCAAGATTTAAAGTTATTAGGTGAGGGTGCTTTTCAAGTTACTTATAAAGGCAATCAAATAGATAGTATAACACACTTTCCAAGAGAAACGCTAAGAGCAGAGAAATGTGGAGAAGATGGAGTAATAAAAAACTATTTATATTCTGCTGACTGGTCTAAAGTAACTAAGAATACAGTATTAAAAAAGTTTCCTGTTTTTGGTAGTGGCGCAAAGAATGAGATTTACATAGTTAGACGTTATGTTAGCGGTTATTTCTACTATTCACCAGCAGATTATCAGACAAGCTATGCAACACTAGAAAGAGAGATAGCAGACTATTTAATCAATGACGCTCAATCTAGTTTCAGTGGCACCAAAATTGTGAATTTTAATAATGGAGTCCCTGATAGGGAGAAACAAGACCAAATTAAAAATCAAGTTCTTTCTAAGCTAACAGGAAGCTACGGAGAAAAAGTAATTGTTGCTTTTAACAACAACCAAGAAAGTAAGACTACTATTGACGATGTACCTTTAAATGACGCCCCTGCTCATTATGAGTATTTAAGTAGCGAATGTCAAAGAAAGATAATGTTAACGCACAGAGTGACTAGTCCATTATTACTAGGATTAAGGGATGGTAATGGTGGTCTAGGCTCTAACGCTGATGAGATTAAAAACGCTAGTCTATTATTTAACAATGTCGTTATTAAGCCTTATCAAGATTTAATTGTTGACGCTTTAGACGAAATGTTTGCTGTAAATAACATTAGCTTAAACTTGTATTTTAAGACTATTGAGCCTTTAGAGTTTATGGACATTGACGATACACTAGACGCTGAAACAATAGAAGAAGAAACAGGAGTAAAGCAAGAAGATGATATAGAAGCATTAGAAGCTACTAGGCAATGTTTCCACAATAATATAGATGATAAAATACTAAACAGCATAGCAGACGAGTTAATAGCTCTAGGAGAAGATGAGGACTTAGAAAACTACGAAGTTGTAGACGAGAGAGAAGTAGATTATGACAATGAAGAAAGTCTAGACAAAATGCTTAACCTAGCTAGCACAGGAGTAGCAAGACCTAAAGCTAAAAGTGAGCAAGACGGTACATCAAAGCAAGAAAGTCAAAAGGGAGTTATATTTAAAGTAAGATATACCTACGCACCTAAAAAAGTAAGTGGAAATTCTAGAGAGTTTTGTAAGAAAATGATTGCAGCAGACAAAGTATATAGAAAAGAAGATATTATAATGATGGATAAAAAGCCTGTTAACGCTGGCTTTGGAGAACGTGGCGCTTCAACGTATTCTATATGGTTGTATAAAGGCGGTGCTAGATGTCACCATAAATGGTTTAGAAAAACTTATATGCTTAAAGATGGTAAGCAGTCAGAGATAACAACAGGCAAAGCTAGAAGCAAAGGTTTTAAAGCACCTATAAACGACCAAAAAGTGCCTGTAGCTCCTAACGATATGCCTTTGAAAGGATATAGTCCTAATAACCCTAACCTACCTAAAGACGTAAGATAATGGCTAAAGCACTATTTATAACACGACAAGACTTAGTTACTTTTACAAGTGCTAATGGTAACTTAGACCCTGACAAGTTTTTGCCTTATATCCGCATAGCGCAGGACATACATATGCAAAATTATTTAGGGACTGATTTATACGAAAAGATAGAAGCATTAATTACAGCAGGAACGCTTACTTTAGTAGCTAATCCTAATTACTATAATTTAGTAAAAGACTACTGTAAAGATATGCTTATTTATTGGGCAATGGTAGAGTATTTACCTTATTCTGGTATTAACATAACTAATAGCGGAATCTTTTCTACACAGCCTGAAAATAGCACAGTATTAGACAAAGATAGAATAGACAGTTTAATTGAAAAAGCTAGAGACACAGCACAGCACTATACTAGAAGGTTTATAGACTATATGAATTTTAATCAAAGCACTTTTCCTGAATACACTAGTAACAGCAATGGAGATGTTCACCCTGACGATGTTGCAGATTTTGGGGGGTGGGTATTATAAAAAATTAGAAGATGGCAAACGAAATATATAATAGTTCTTATTGGGGTAATGGAGTCTGCGACAACGCTATTGATTGGGGAGTAGTTTATAAAGATTTCGCAGGCTGCACTCCTTCCTTCACCAACACCTATTCCTTAGCCTTCGATGGTGTGGACGATAAGATACAATTTGAATCTATTGCTTTAGGTTCTGATTATACGCTTTTAATGGCACATCTAATTTATATTTTAAAGAAACAAATACCGATTTAATTACTTTTAACAATACAGCAATTCAAACCGCTTTAGCTCGTACAGATTGGGTTAATTGGGTGTTTAAAAAAGATAGTAATGCTGGTACAGTTTCAGTTTATGTAGATGGTGTTTTAGCTGAAAGTACAAGTTCTGTAAAAGGAATGAGTACAATAACAACTATCGGTGGAAGTGGCTTATCTTCAGGAACTCAATATATATGGAATGGGAACATTGATGAGGTGGCTATTTTTAATACAAGTTCAGTTAGTTTAGATGACTTAGGAAGTTCAACAACACCAAAAGATTTAAGTTCTATAAGTGGTTTAACAGCTTGGTATC